CGCGGCACCTTTGCTCCATGTTCTATCAGAGCTGGCAAGGGGTAGGTTTTTTGAAGCTGATACAGTCGCACTCAATAGAACTCGATCAACGCCCACACGTTGCCCGCTCGAATTGATTGCCATACCTACCCCTTGCGCAGGTGTTGCGGCCCCGATAGAATCAAGCAATATTGCGTCATGGTCGAAATCGAAGTCACTTCCGATCATGTTGTACTCATCACCCGCCGCGTTCGTGCGCGGCTTGTCAAGTTTTTCAATAGTGAGAAACAACCCAACGCTCGTATGAATCGGGCGGGGCTTATCGCTGGTTTCAAGTTCGTTAATGCGGTCGAGCAAGCGCTTACCACGATCTGTTTTGAGGGCTTCTTGCACGTTGATGTGTTTTTCAATGCGTACCCGGCCATTTTCCCTGGTGACATTCACGTTGTAAGCCCCAGCGTAAAAGTTGTGAATCGCTTCGGGGTCCGATGCGCTTATGTATTCACCAGAGGCGTTGATTGGGTGCTCAATAGGTGCCAAGGTGCGCTCTAATGAGCTATAACCGGATTCGATTTCGGAGGCAGGATAAAGCACGCCATTCATCACGATATCATCGGGGAGCGTGTAAGACGTTACAACGATATGCTCTATTCCACCGATTTGAAAGTGTTCTATCCCGGAGGCGTTAACAGCCGATAGACACTGAACCATGCGCTGGTCAGGCTTATTCGCTTTGTTGTATTTGATCTTTTCAGCCCTGGTTATTTTCTTTTTACGTTTTCCCATCTTAAGCCTCGATGTAGTTTCCCTCATTGTCGATTAAGACTGTACGAACCGAGCAAAGGCAATTTATGCGGTTCGCGTCCTCATCCCACCAGGCATTTTGCTGCTCCACGGTATAAACGAGATAATGCCGCGCCGCGTGCCACTTACGGGTCCGGTTCGGGAGTAGCGCCGATATGTGACGCACTAAAGGTTTAAACCCGCTGATCTCCCCGGCCTGTTTTGTGGCCCTCATTTTCGCATCGTTAAAAGCTCTGTTGACCTCAGTGCGTGCAATCCGGTCCGCGCTTGAATCCGAAACGTCAAAGCGCTCACGTATCCGCTTAGCTATCTTGGCGGGCGGTATCCCCGCTTTTATCCCACTATTAATCACTCGTAAAACCTGTGCGGCGGTAGTATCGCTAAGCGATTTAATTACCTGATAATTTTCAACATAAACTTCACGTAAAGCTTGAAGGTACGGCTGTGACGATAGTACGACTTCAGGGGCGATACGTTGCGGGGTGGTCCCACCCGCCCCGATCATGCCAAGGCCAATAGCGATGACAATCAGCCGGTTAAATTCGTGAAGTTCTTCAAGCGTTCCCTGGCGCGTCGGTTGTTCCACCTCTGGGCGATACCACCAATTGAGCGGCATGGTATCCCCGCCAGTTTGCAGCTCATCATTAATCGCGCCCCGTACCCGGCTATTAAAGATTTCTGTTTGCTCCGGGTTTTGGTCGTAATCATAGACTACTTGCTGCTCGGCGTTGCGTACCTTTGTCACTGTGCGCCTGGTTCGTGGTATTGCGTTGAATAGCGTCAATACTTTTTGCCTCGCCTGTTTTAATCGCTTCTGTAATCGCTTAGCTGTTCGCACCCTATTAAAGCGTTGTCCGGTCGGATCTCCGGTGGTTTTACTCGCCATCGTCGCTTATCTCTGTCCCGGCGTCTATTTCCTCCATGGCCTCATAGCCCGCCATTTCGCGGATCTCATCGCCGGTAAACGGAACCGTCCCGCCGCTTTTAAACTGTGCGTCGTTGATCTTTGCCATCATGTCAGCATTTTCGAGCTGTTCCTTTTGGCTCAGAGCCAACAGGTCGTCCCACTCCACCTCATACTCGGCGGCCGGCAGTACGCCCCAGCGGATGAACCAATCAATAAGAGCGTTGATCGATTCGGTTCCGAAATTTTCACACCTGCTATTGATCGTTGAAAGGAAAGACCGGCTATCTTCGCTCGACGCTAAGCGACCGGTCTGCTGACCAATTAGGATTGTTGCCGGAATTTTGCAGGACGCCGCCACGTCATAGAGTGAGTTGAAAAAGAAATCTTTTGGTTGCACTAACGTGCTGTCAAGCGTTTTAGCGTCCATTCCGGGGGTCCACATGGCCCGACGCATGCGGTTGTGTGCAAAATCGTCGTATTGCTCGTTAAAGCGCGTTAGGAGCGCTTCATTTGCCTTAGCGCTGGCCCCATCTTGCAGGTTAAATATGATCGATTGCGCCGCGTTCTTATAGAAACCCTCCCCGCCGCCGCCCAGTATCTTGCGCAGGTCCATCAGCGAATTGTAGGGAGCTTCCAGGGCCGACACGCCATAGATGCCGCCGTTATCGGCGTCCTCACTGATAATTACGACACGGTCAGGATGAATAGAAAAGCTACTGGCTATTTTATCGTTGCGATTCCCGATACTCCCGGCGTTGAACTCGAACATCCGCGGCATTCCGTAGTTTTCGCTTTTTGGATCGGTATCAATCTCCTGTACTTCAAGCTGTCCCTCATAAAGCGGGACTATCTGCATGATTGAGCCGATACCGTTAAGCGCACCTTGTATCGGTTTTTCAGGGCTTTGACCGTCGCGTACCCGGATAAACATTCCGGCGTAGCGTCCCACTCGTTGACGTCGGTCAACTGCGTGCATCCTAATCCAAAAGCTAAGCGCATCGGCCATGCGTTCGAACTCGCGCACGAATTGAGCGTTGCTTGATTCTATCTTCGGTATTCGCATCCAAGTGATATCCGGGGGCAGATCACAGATATTTTTTGCAATCCCGAAACGGCGGTACATATTCCAATAATTATAAAAATCAAGGTGTTGCGGATATCCGAAATCGAGAAAGATATTGTGTAAGGTGTCGGCAAAATCGTACCCGCCGCTGATCGCTGAGGCTATGCGTGAGCGCACATCGTTAAGCGTGTTGATTAACAGCTTAGCTTCTTGCGGTCCTATCCCGCCTTTTACTTGCTCTTGCTGCGGCTCGATTTTCGGTCGTCTGAAAAATGAAAACATGGTTATTGTCCAACGGCCATTTTTAAGAGTTGCTCGAACGCTAAGCCCTGGCCGGATAATTCAGTTAATAGCCACACACAAGCGTCCACCCGGTTAGGCGATAGACCATTACTGAGCCCGGTCAACGGATCGAAGTCGATCATCTCATCTTCAAGTTTGGTCAACCCTTGTTTGTGTCGGACGAAACCAAGCTCATAAAGTGCGGCTATCGGTTCAGCTCTGAGCGTTTTCCCCTTTGTTGCGCGAACTCGTAACACTCTGCCAAGGAAACCAGCGTTGCGAAGGGTATCCTCGCACATATCACCACCCTGGTTAATTTCGATCACAATGGCGTCCGCTTCGTGCTTTTCGTAGGCCATAACTGCCCGCTCTGCCCATGTTTTCGGGCTACCCTTGCAAGTATAGTCGGCCTCTATCATGAAAAGACTTTCGGTGAGTTGAGCCCCCACAATTATACCGTGCTCGTCGCTGTTGTCGGTGTTCGATATCGCCGGATCGATGGAAACTAAGCGCCTGATCGGATCTCGATGCATGACCGGGTTGCGTGTCAATGCGATCATTTTATCCGTCCATAGCTCGTTTTCTTCGTCGCGTTTTTTAGGGGCTTGCTTATATTGAGCATACCATTTGCGTCTGTGAGCCCTTAGAGCTTGCTCATGACGTGCATTGTGTTTGTAAGACCATAACCACCCCTCCGGTAAATTATGCTTAATTTCGATACCGTGGGTGTTTTCCTCGGGGTATTCTTTATCGTGCTCGATAATAACGGGTAGGTTTAGGTGATGCCACTTCTCACCACTCCCGCCCCGAAGCAAATAGCCGGATAGGTCAGCGTAATCGACCCGTTGCATGATTAAAATTACTGGCACGGTTTCAACGGCTAAGCGACTGGCTACCGTTTCGTTGTACTTTTGATTGATCGCTTCACGCTTAACCATCGAAAGGGCGTCATCGGGCTTGAGCGGGTCGTCAATAATCAGGGCACCGGTAAAACGATCAGCGTCCATATGACCTGCTCTAAAACCGGTTACCTGTCCACCTGTGGCTGAGGCCCTCACACCACCACCGGCGGTCGTCCACCAAGTCTGTTTACTATCACTATCGTCTTTCGTTTGAACCGGCCACATCTGCTGATAAGCATAGCTTTTAACTATTTCCCGGGTGCTCGCTGAATTGATTAGGGCAAGGTCGCTTGAATAGCTGAGGTGTAAAAACCGGCTACGCGGATCAATAGCTAATCCTCTGGCCATGTAATAGATCGCAGCTATCGATGTTTTTGAATAACCGGGCGGTATGTTGATAATTAGACGGCTGATAAAATCAGAGTGAATAGGATCTAACATAGTGCGGTCAAGCACCTGTTGAATGAGCCTGTGGTGATCGGCAACGATCATCTTGGATCCTAGTTGCTGCTTAAAAAAATAACGGGCAAAATAAAGACCGTCCAGCTCGCATTCTAAGCGCCTGGCCTCCATTTCGTCATGCTCGTTATATGTTTTAGTATCGGCAACGATCATCTTGGATCCTAGCAGTCGTCATTTTTAAGCATTTGTTCCCTGATCTTGATGTAATCTTTTTTGTTCAGCCTGCGTGTCTCAATCGGTCCACCGTCGCGCCCGGTAATTTCGATGCTTTTACGGTCCATCCACTTTCCGCGCTGGCGGTTCTGCAGCCAGAAAAAACCGCTTGTTGGGTCCGGGGGGATCTCCTTAACGATTTTTTTTTGCCGGCCTTTCCCTGTCGGTATCGGTTGGCCATCTGCTCCTATGACAAAATCCGTCTCGGTAATCGTCTCGGTGATTTTGAGACCACAGGCCCTTTTATAGAGTGAATTTTCTACAGCTAAGTCAGCGATCTCTTTCGTTATTTTTAAGGCGTCGCGCAGGTCGCTTTTAGCTGCTTTGTACCGAAACCATGTTGCCCTATGAACTCCGAGTAGATCGGCTATCTGATCGTCTGTGTACCCGTCCCGCGCCCAACCCTTAATTTCCTCCATGCGGGGGGCTATCTTTTCGTCCCAAACCGGTTTACGACCGATAGCCATTTGACACCTAAAATTTAAATTAAACTTACGGATGATCTTTAACTTGGAGCCAAGTCGAATATGAATTGAGGTAAGATCTCAGAATTGAACGCTTAGCGTCTGTATATTTCCCCTTTAACCGCTAAGCCGGTGGTATGTCAACAATTATGTCTCATTTAATTTTGAGACACTTTTTGAATAAAAAAAGGGAGCCCCGGTCTAAGGCTCCCCGACTAAATTCTGCTATACACTATTTCACGTTTTGAAAGCGCATGTCGTGCAACCTGATCACTCCCGACAAGCCGCACTTTTTCAGGTCATAGGCCCCACCTCCTAACGTCGTAAATTGTAAGCCTCCTGTATTAATTCAACTGCTGATTGATGTCCATAGCAGACAGCCGCTATCCAGCCGTTTTTTTGCAAAGCGCTAAGCCATTGCTTTTGGAAGCTTGTCAGCTTACCGTCTTTGCGTTTCAGCTCAATTGCTAAGCCGCAGGAATTGTAATAAGCGGGGTTCGTCGGGGCATTGAAAATCAGACAATCTGGTACACCCGCTTTTTGTCCGTGAGCTTTGAGTTTGCCGGCCTCGCCCTTTGAGCGCTTACCTCCGTTAGGGACGTGACACCACAACAGCTCCGTGCTATCCAGAAAAATAGCTAAGCGTCGCTGTTCGATGTCTTCAGTGATTTCGGGTGGTTTGATCATTGTTTAATAGTTTTTGAAAATTCAAGGAATTCACTCCGAATCGATTCCAAAACTGAGGCTACCTGTGCTGCTGACATATCATTCTCAGCGACCTTTATCATGATATTGTAAAATGACATCGCGCCAGCATAGAACGCTTTTTGTGTCTCAATATATTGGATTTCCGATTCGAGTCCACAAAACATAACCTCTGCTAAAGATATCCATTCGTCTCTAAGTGTAGGTGTTTTCATCGCGGATCATACCCCAATCCGGCTAGCATGCGCTGCAGCTTAAAAACGGCGGATTGCATGAGCATCGCTTCGGACTCTTTTTCGGAGTGCTCTTTGATTGTTTCATATCCCAGGCGCTTAAGTAGCTGGGCAAGCGCCCACAACTCCTCCCTTTCGAAATCTGAAAACATCATGTTTAATGCTCCTAATCATCACTATCGCATGCCTGTATATTTGTTGCAGCCTGTAAAATTAGATTAGCCAATGCTTTTGCCTGATACACGGATAGGTGATAATGCAGACAATTTAAACCGGAAAAACATTCCAATATCACCGCGTTACAATTATCACTATACCCCGCACCGACATAGAATCCCGGCTCATCATTCGTATCATTTATCGGCTGACAACCATCGGTACATAACGTGCCTACAGATCCTATTTCTTCAAAATGAGTTTTATTTGTAGCGCTAAACATCATCTTTTTTAAACCCCGTTGCATCCAGAAATTTCCGTATCTTGATAAGCCCGTCCATAGCTGCGCGGGCCTCGTTTTCATCTTTTACCACCCTGTAAATATCGTCCAGGGTCACGTAGGCTATAAACGTGTTTAGGGCTGTTTTTTCAGTCGGTGTCATTATCACCATCACTTTTTGCCAAGCTTGGCAAGCCTGTCAAGCTCACGGTTTTCGCGCAGTATAGCATCAAAAGGCCCGCCATTACTACCTTTTTTTGAGTTACTATCAGCTAAACCTTTCAGTATATTACGTTTAGAGACTATGTTACTCTGGCTTACAACCACCACCTCTCTTTTAGGGGGCTTGAACATGGGGCGTTCCGGGGGGGGAGGGTTTGCGGCTTTTTGGCTTTCGGTTACCACGTCAACTAAGCGGTCGATTTTAGAGCATAATTTTTCAATTGCCTGGACTATCGGTGCTGGGTCGATAGCGGCTTGTTTCGGCTTAAAGCGTTGTGTCGAGCGTGCATTTTTGGCTTTTGTAAGACCGCCTTTACGACCGGCTTCTGCCCGTATGCGTGAGATGTAAGCCTGGCGGTCAATTAGCGGTATTGTGTCGGGCCTGTGTTGTGATAGATTGGTTACTTTTTTCATTTTATAATGTCTGTTGATGATGCAAATAACACGCAATTGATAACGACTTTTCAGTACAATTATTATCTATCTCACTTTGCAGTATGTCATGGTTTTCAATCATAAGTTTAATTGCATAAGAAACATGACCAAGCTCCTTTTCTAGATCTTGCCTGTTTGTTTTTTCAGGAAATAATGGGTTATATGATTCATATCCGTGACGCATTATTTTCATTATAGCCTGTTGCGCTTCTGCCAACTCTTCACATAATAGAACTAATCGTTCTATTTCATCATTATCTAATGAATATAAGTTTTTATTCATATTGTCACCTTTCACTCGCATATTTAAATATCGATTCAAGCACTTCCATCTGCTTAGCGCTTAGCGTTCCCTATTAAAATTCAATTCCTTCACGCCTCATTTTATCGCAAAAATCTTGCTCATACCGTTTCAATTGATCGTTAAAAGACTCAGCGTCATAGCCGTTACATTGACCTGATCTTATTTTGACCGACTTGCTTAAATATCCCCAAGTTCCAAATCCATCTGTAAAAATATAATCATAGTTATACTTTACAATATCATAAAGCACACCCGCTATCGCCCTAATGTTATAATTTTCTTTGGACTTAAGCGCAGAACCCACAAACTGATAAGCATTAAACTTGTTATTATATTTTTTAGCCATGTCATTAATCTTGTCGCAACTGTTTTCGATACTGTTGACAAGCTCACCCATTTTTTCGGTTTGATTATTATAAAAAAGTTTAGCCGAAGGCTGTTGCGGTAGTTGTTCTGCAGGTGGCTTTTTGTCGGGTGGCTTAACCTTACGTTTTTCCCCCGGCGCTGATCTTTTCTTAATATTGTTCTTATATAGGTAAACTCCAGGGGTCCGGTAACCCGTTACCGGACTGTCCGGTAATATGTTACCGGACCCTTGAGGTTGTTTTCGATGGTTTTCAAATTCGTTTATGAGCCTGTCAAATTCGGCTGTTGAGGTTGCCAGACAGATATCAGTTAAGTTAATGCACACACCCTTATTGGCCTTTGCCTTATCGGATGTGACAACACCTTTATGACGCAGATCAGCTAAGCTCTTTCTGACAGTTTCGGACTCCAATCCTATACGACCAGCCATTTCAGCTATAGTATAGATTGTATCACGGTAACCTGAGTCTTTAACGACCACCCCAATGATTAGCTTTTGATGTGAGCTTATCTTTTTCGATGGCAATATCAGATCGGGTATAGGGGCGAAAGTTTTGCCCTTGATTGCGGATATTCTTTGTTTTTCACTTAGATCATATACGTTGTTTAATGCGGCTTGATAAGTTGTCATCAAAATACCCACTTTCTGTAGTTTTTGATTGACAGTCGCCGCTTAGATTGGCATATTGAAGTCGTGGTCAATAGGGAGTTGCGACGTGCGATGACTGCGACGACTGTCTATTGTAAGAAAATGGCTGGATGTGCTTCCAGCCTTTTTTTTATCCCTTCGCCTTGAAGCCTAAAAAAAACAAAACCTTATCTATTTACCCCAAAGCGCCGCAAAAATAAACTGGAAAAGCGGTACCCCACCAAAAATCCTCACCTAAACAAGTCTGATCATGGACCTTTTTTGGTAACAGCTTGAGATTGTTAAACAAATCGAATACAAAAAAAACGGGCGCAACCGAGTGGATGACAAGAGGAAAAATTAGGCGGGCCGGACTTGCACCGGTGCTCCCGGCTGCGCCTATCATATTGAGAGATTATCGGGGGGGTGGATGGATTTGTCAAGGGATTCTGAAAGGCGACTACTCATATCCCCTTATAAAGACATTTGCAATTTTGCGATCTTTCATGGCTTCCCCGCAATATTCGAACACGGCACCGGGACGACTAACAGTTCGCATTGAATGGTGGGAACGTTTACTTATGTTCTGTTTATTAACCTTGCTTATAAGACCGGGCTTTTTAATTAAGCGCCAATAGCCACGGTTAGCCATGGCATGGATCAGTGCCGGGTGTGCCGGGTATATCCTGACGCGCCACCCGAGGGCTTTATAAGCCTGACAGATTATCTTTATCATCGCCGGACCAAAGCCTATCCCTTGCCAATCAGGTAAAGTAACATAGCGTGACACTCCAATTATATCCTGGCCCTTTTTATTAAAGTTTGGCCGTTTTAAAAGCCCACAAAACGAAACAATCCGCCCATCAACAAAAGCGCCATAACACGCCGCCGCCTTATGTAGTTCTGCCGTCAAATAGTGATATGGAGCGAATATCCTCCATTGGTCGTACTTGACGCGCTTGATTTCAACTTTGATTTCTGGCCTTTGTTGAAGTGCCCCCCTTGGTCGAAATTGCATTGACGCAACGTCCAATACCCAATCAGGTTGCAACCAATCCTCAATATCATAATGGCAGGTAACGGCCATGAAACGCTTAGCATTTTTTCTAACGTATTTCTGTACTGCATGTGCACCGATTTTAGCCACCTGGCGATCAACCACGGACGTGAACTCATCCATGATGATTAATTCTTGGCCCTCGATTAATCGCCTGGCCATTTCCACCCTGAACTTTTCGCCGGTAGACAAAACAGAATAGGGCCTAAGCCATGCCGGGATGGTATTAAAGCCCACGGATTGACATACTTTTGCTATTTGCTCAATTGAGATATCAGGGTCAAAGTCATCGATCACCGCCGCCGCGCCCCAGGAAAGGGGCTTAAGGTGATCATCACCGAATAGTTTTGTTGATATGGTAGTTTTACCACTTCCCGATGGTCCGACGATAAGACCGACTTGCCACGGTATATCATCGATGGGCAAATCGCCCTTCCATGCAATTCTGCCCATATCCTTTGGTGGCACATCGAACATGGCTTCTAACTGTCGGCAACGAATTGACCGGCTAATTTCATAATCGATTACAAGATCAATGGACGGCATGAAAACCCCTTAGCTTCAAGTTGTTGGATAAGATCAATCTGTTCTGTTTCGCCCGAGCATTCCACAACCACCTGATACTTTAGGCCGTCTAAGCCTTTTTCAGCGTCATCAATATCGCTTAAGTCGTCATCACCGAACTTGAACTCACCAGGATCAAAGCCGGTTAGAGAAAGGTCAAAATCTATCTCTTTTAAGTCTTCAATAACCAGATTTAATTTTGGCATATCCCATTCGCCGCCATGCTTATTGGCGGCAAGATTAGCGGCTTTTTCTTTCTCTATCGGCCAATCAACTAAGCGATAAGATATCCTTCCCCATGGTGTCTCTACATACCCAAGTTCAATGGTGCCGGTGTTATCCGTTTCCGGTCTGCTAAATATATGCCATTCAGGTTCAAGATTTTTTATGCGCTGGTGTCCACCAATTACTTGACCTGATTGAGCATTGACGACTATGCCGGACAAATCGCCAAACTCGATCATTGATTTTTTTAGATATTCTAATTGCTTTTTTGATATCTTACGAGGATTATATACTGCGGGTGAAAGTTCCGATACTTTATTTTTTAACATAGCTTAAACCCTTATTGCAAAAACCCTGACCGGTTTAGAACCGAAAAAAGAATGATTAATAGTCTTCACCTCGTATCCTTGCCATTTCCTAATTATCGTCCGATTTTTATCATTTTTTTTTGGATAGCCAAGCTTAATCACTATGCTTTTAAACGGTTTACCTATCAATCGCTTTTTCCAAAAATCGTTAAAAAGCCGATATTCAAAGCGCTTTTTTCCACTTTTTATCGCGTCAAAATATTCTTTCTTCAAATTTAGATGTAAATCCATAACACCTCTTAGAAGCTCGCGGCCCGGTGGCAATGATCGACACAAAGAGGCGGGGAAGCCTATTTGTGGCGGGCCGGGACTTTCACCCGGACTCCGGGCCGCGAATGTTCTTTTTAAGCCTAGCGCTTGTTGTTGTCAAGTGGCGGGCGGCAGGGCTTAAACCTGCAAGTCCGGATTATAAGTCCGGGGTTATCGTTTAACTACGCCCGCCATGATTATTTTTTAAATACCAGTTCCCCATTCACGCTTAGCCGGTTGCAAAAATAAGCCCCCGGCTTGATTTTGTCGGGAAACCAGTTCTGCTTTATTTCACAATAGCCCCATTTACCGACCGGACGGTGCCGAAAACAAAAATAATCGCAGCGGTCGCAGTGGCGCTCATCCGGTTCTAAGGCCCGCTTAATGCTCAACTCCTAAAGCGGTGGTTCGGTCCGGTATTGCTCGACCGCATGCATACCGGCATCGTAAAAAATATCGATCTCAGTTTCATCGCGCAACCGCTGTCGTGCGCGTTCGGTCATGTATTCCCAGGCCTCATCCCAGAGAGCTGCTTTCGGATCTCCGCATTGAGGGCAATATGTATCGCCGCAATTGCAACGTTTTGTCATGGAACCCTCTCTTTTAAGCCCCCTGCGGGGTGGGGGCTATTCATTACAGATTAGAGTTTAGCCGAGCGTTGACCACCATAGTATTGATCTGCTCTACCCAAGTCACTATCTGCTCGATGCTCTCGGGGATTCGACCCTGCACTATCAATTTGTAGTGGTCGGGGTGTTTGTTCGCCAGCTCGGCCAGCTTGATAGCTATTGGGCTATTGAGTATATCGGCTTTGCTTCGTGGCTTTTCTTCTTCGGCTATTTCTCTATCAGCGCCGTTTAGGATCTCACCGTGTCGGCCCCAAGGCATGCTCTCGCCATAGATGTTTTTGTATTTATCGAATAGACACGCAAATGCTTTGTTGTTTAGATCTTTGATATATTCGCGATTGAAATGGATATAGGCTTTCAATCCGGTACCATCCTTGAACGTACCCTTGCGAGCCATTGCCCATTTCTTCTTGTTTAGCGGGTGATCGCTGGGCGTGCCGAAGTCATCTTCCCATTCATCGTTTGAGCCTTCGCCGTTCCCGTTTGAATCCTCTGTCTGGCCCGTTTGGTCCTGCTGGTTATCTTTTTCGGGCGGGGGTTCGGTTTGTTCCGATGATTCCGGGGGTGGTTCCTGCGCCGTCGGGGGCTCATCTTGGGGTTTTCTTAAATCGACAACTTTTGATTGAGCTGGGGGCTTGCGTGCTTCATATGATGCAATAGCACGATCATGTGTTTCGAGGTGCTCGGCCATCTTATTGCTAAAAGCCTCGTTTTCGTTAGCTTTGAAATCGGCTGCGTCATAGTCCAAGGCTCCCATCATATCGATGGACATTACACCGTAGCGTGATAGCAGGTGTCTTAGTACCGTCTTGATTCCCATGGTATCGAACTGTTTTTGCCATGGGCTGTATGGACTTGAATACGATTGACTGTATTTTTTAGCGTGTTCCTCGACTTTTTTGCGCGTCCAATAGACCGGTTTGCGGAACCCATTGACCGTTTCGATGTACGCGAAATAGCCTATGGCTTTTTCGCTCGTTGCTTCGCCACCAAAGAATATGGCTCCGGTCAGCTTATCTTCTTCGACCGTCTCACCTTCATAGATTATGTCGGCGTTAATGAATTTATACTGCCCGGTGCGTTGTGCTAACTGCAAATAACCCTTATACCCAATGATGAAAGTGGGCTCATATTTTTGGACTTTGTTATTTTTATACGGAACGATGTAAGCAAATCCTAATGACTTGTTGATCGGAAGCTTAAGCGTTGCCGCTTTTAGGGCCTCCATGATCACGTCGCGGGGTTCGCAGTTTTGCAGGTATTTATCGGATGCGTAAAGGTCTATAAGGCTGGCCACAAAAAGGGCGCTGTTCTCCTTGAGTGCGTTTTCGAATTGCTGTCTGACACTGTCGTGAGATAGAGCATTTTTTAATCGTGCAACGGGGCTGTTATCTTGTTTTACGGTTACGTTATAATCCATGTTTAAAATCCCTCCATAATATCGTCTAAGTCGGTTTCGTCGTAGGTTTTATCGAAATATTGGCCGCTATCAAGGTCGATAATCTGATCCGGGTAGCCCGGCCATTCGTCCCGCTCTAAACAGCGGGCGAGTGTTTCTAAGCGCAGCTCGTTGTCAACCTG